GACCAGTAAAAGTGGCAAGAGCTACTACCCAGCAGACAACATGTGTGCCTTCATCGAGCGACTCCCTCATGTGAAGGGGCCGCTGGCTGGTGAAGCAATCTCACTTGAGCCTTGGCAGGTTTTCATCCTGACCACTGTGTTTGGTTGGGTGAAGGCTGATGGAACTCGACGGTTTCGTCGTTCCTACATCGAGGTTCCACGTGGAAACGCAAAGTCCACGCTCTCATCCGCTGTCGGGCTCTACATGCTGGCAGCTGATGGTGAGGGTGGAGCCGAGGTTTATTCCTTGGCAACTACGCGTGATCAAGCAAGGATCGTGTTTGGTGACGCCCAAACCATGGCGCGTCGTAGTCCTGGTTTTCGCAATCGTTTCTCGGTGAATGTCGGAGCGCACAACATGAACGTGCTGTCCTCGGGCTCTAAGTTTGAAGCGCTATCAGCTGAAGGCTCGACCTTGGATGGTTTGAATATTCACTTCGGGTGCGTGGATGAACTCCATGCGCATAAGACCCGTACGGTCTATGACGTTGTAGAAACCGGAACGGGCAAGCGAGACAACTCCTTGCTGTGGGTGATCACTACTGCCGGTAGCAATCGAGCAGGCATTTGCTACGAGGTGCGATCCTTTGTGACGAAACTCCTAGATGGTGTTTTCGAGGACGAGACCCAGTTTGGAATCATCTACGGGCTAGATGATGGAGATGACTGGACGACCGAGGAGTCATTGATTAAAGCCAATCCCAACTGGGGCATTTCGGTTCGGTCGGAGATTTTGGGGCCACTGCAGGCAAAGGCGATGCAGCTTCCAAGTGCGGTCAACAACTTCAAGACCAAGCACCTCAATGAATGGGTCAATGCGGACACCGCTTGGATGGACATGCGTTCTTGGGACGCGTGTGGTGACCCGGCAATGTTCATTGATCAGTTTGAAGGTCAGCCTTGCTGGATTGGTTTGGACTTGGCGAGTAAGACGGACATTGCTGCATTGATCGCTGTATTCAAGCATCCGGAAATCTCCGATGCATTTGTGACCTTTGGCAAGTACTACCTCCCTGAGGACACAGTCAACGGGGCTGGCAACAGCCAGTATTCGGGCTGGATGCATTCAGGGCGTCTGATCGTGACACCGGGCAATGTGATTGATTTCGGTTGGATCGAATCGGACCTTTTGGATATGGCCTCCCGGTATGAGATTCAGGCTGTTGCATTTGATCCGTTCCAAGCCACACAGTTATCCACAAGGATGCTGTCTGAAGGGCTGCCCATGATTGAGGTGCGGCCAACGGTTCTGAACTTCAGCGAACCCATGAAGACCTTGGAAGCCTTGGTCTTACAAAAGAAGCTCGTTCACGACGGCGACCCTGTTCTTGGCTGGATGGCCAGCAACGTGGTGGCTCACTTGGACGTCAAAGACAACATCTATCCGCGCAAGGAGCGAGCAGAAAACAAGATAGACGGAATCGTGGCCTTGATCATGGCGCTCTCACGCGCAATCAAACCGGGTGAATCGGTGGTCGTCGGTTCTGACTATGAGTTGATGGTGCTCTGAAGCAATGGGACTTTTCACATTACTTGATCGATTCAAAGCCTCCTCAAGCGATCGCTCTCCATGGGGCGATTTCTTTTTTGAGCCTGTCTCAGTCCGTAGTTCCTCAGGCATGCGTGTCTCGCCCGACGGGGCACTACGGCTGTCGGCGGTTTATGCCTGCGTTCGTATTCTGTCTGAGACCATGGCATCTTTGCCTGTGGTGGTTTACCGCCAACGTAAGGATGGTGGCAAAGACCGGGTGACGGATCACTGGCTCTACAACCTACTAGCCAGAAAACCCAATCGGTTCCAAAACCCCTTCGAGTGGCGAGAGATGCTGCAAGGGCACCTGTCCCTCAGAGGCAATGCGTTTTGTCAGATCATCTCCAACCCCAGAGGGGAGATCACCGAGCTGATGCCCATCCATCCTGACCGTGTACGCATGGAGGTGATGGACAGCGGAGATTTCCGCTACCGGGTGCGCATGCAAAGCGGTGACGAAACAGTTTTTCCAAGAGGCCAGATCTGGCACTTGAGGGGCCTGTCCTCGGACGGACTGATGGGCATGAGCCCAATCGAGTTGGCCAGAGAGAGTCTTGGCATGGCCTTGGCCGCGCAGGACTACGGGGCTAGGTTCTTCACCAACGACGCCAAACCCACGGGTGGCTGGATTGAATTTCCCGGCACCTTCAAGGATGCCGAAGCCAAACGGGTGTTTCGTGATTCGTATCAGTCGGCACAGGCTGGCTCGAACCGGGGCAAGGTGCTCGTACTCGAGAACGGCATGAAGTTTCATGAGGTGGGTGTCACGAACAAGGATGCTCAGTTTTTAGAACTACGCAAGTTCCAGATAACAGACATTGCTCGAATGTTCCGTGTGCCACCGCACATGATTGCCGATTTGGAGCGAGCAACGTTTTCCAACATCGAACAGCAAAGCCTCGAGTTCGTCATGCACACCATGACGCCATGGGCTGAGCGTTGGGAGGCGTCCATCGAAACGGAGCTTCTCCCCGATGGTGATGCGCTGGAGATCGAGTTTGACTTTGCCAACCTCATGCGAGGTGACGCTGCAAGCCGTTCTGCCTATTACCAAAGCGGTATCCAAAACGGCTGGTTGACCCGAAACGAAGCTCGCATCTCTGAAAACCTCAACCCCTTGCAAGGACTCGATCAGCCGCTTCGTCCGCTGAACATGGTGGAAGAAGAGGATGCCGAAGAGGCCGAGCTAGAAAACGAGACCAACAATACCGAACCTTCTGAGGACGCCACACCTCCGGCAGAGCAGGACATGAGCCTGCGTTTTCGGATGCTGGTGGCATCAAACGCCAATCGTCTGGCGCGACGCATTGCCAAGAAGGGCTCGATTGGCACCAACGAAATCGGATTGATCTCACAAGCCTTTGGGCTCGATGCCACTCATGTGAGTGCATGGGCGCAGCAACAAGTCCTCCCGCTTCAAGAAGACGCGCTGTCGGCTTCACTTATTCAACTTGGAATGAACCAATGAACAAACAACTCCTTCTCTCTGAATTCTTGACTACGCCTTGGGCTTTGATGCCAGAGCGTTTGCAAGCCATGTCTGGCATCCTGACCCGTTGGTCTGCGGGTGAGCCGCCCAGCGATGAGACGATGTTTCAGGTCAACACCGATCGGGTGCTCCGCGACTCACGCAAACAGATGGCAGCGGCCAGCACAGGCTTTGGCATTGCGGTGCTCCCACTGTATGGTGTTGTGACCCAACGCGGCAACATGGTGGACGACATCTCCGGCCCCGGCAGCTCGAGTACCCAACAATTCACATCCGTCTTGCGCCAAATGCTGGCTGATGACACGGTCGGTCAGATCCTGATCGACATCGACAGTCCTGGCGGAAGTGTCTACGGGGTGAGTGAGCTCGCAGGCGAAATCATCAAAGCGCGTGCACAAAAACCGGTTATTGCCGTGGCCAACAGTCTGGCAGCATCGGCGGCCTATTGGATTGGCTGCTCGGCCAGCGAGTTCTATGTCACCCCAGGTGGTGAAGTTGGCTCGATTGGTGTCTGGCAAGCCCACTTTGATTATTCAAAAGCACTCGAAGAGGATGGGGTCAAACCAACGCTCATCTCCGCAGGCAAGTTTAAGGTGGAGGGCAATCCGTATGTGCCGCTCGATGAGCAGGCGCAGGCGTTCATGCAGTCGCGAGTCGATGACTACTACAACGCCTTCGTTGAGGCCGTGGCGCTTGGTCGCGGTGTGTCCATCAACGATGTCAAAACCGGAATGGGTGAAGGTCGTGTGTTGGGAGCTGATGCCGCATTGGCTCAAAACATGGTCGATGGCATCGCCACCTTTGATGATGTCTTGGCCAAGATGCAAGCGAACATACGGTCTAGCAGACCACACAGCCAGTCACGCCTCAAACAAGCGCGTGACGCACTTGCGCTGATCTAACCACTTTCATTGTTTTTGCACCTCTCCGTAGAGGGGTGCGCATTACTGCGACCCGTTGGTCGTAATCCCTGTCGCCGCCTTGAGTCATTTCGACCAGGCGGTTTTTTCATTTCTGGAGAAAAACCAATGAGTAAGCAACTCCGTGAGCTTCAAGCTCGCAAATCATCCTTGGTCAAGGACGCACGTGCCCTGACCGATATCGCTGCCGCTGAGCAGCGTGACATGAACGAAGAAGAGGTCAGTGCTTTTGAAGCCCTGAAAGCCAAGATCGAAGCAACTTCGAGTGCCATCGATCGCGAGGCTGCCTTGATTGCTGAGGAGGCGCAGTTGGCCCACACGGCCCAACTGCCCACTGCCTCCGTGATCACGGTTGTCGATAACGCAGCCTCTGACCCCAAACACGGCTTCAAAAGCGTTGGCGAGTTTCTCAAGACCGTCTGCCAAGCTCAAAAGCACGGCAGCTCTCTTGATGAGCGACTGCTGATTGGCTCCACCCGTGGTGCGGCTGTGCCCACGAGCTTTGGTAGCGAAGGCTCCGCTCAAGATGGCGGTTTCTTGGTGCCACCTCAGTTTGCACAAGAGATCTTCCAGTTGTCGTTGGGTGAGGACTCGCTCCTGCCGCTGACAGACAACGTGGAGATCACGGGCAACACCATGGCCTTCCCCAAGGACGAAACCACGCCATGGGGCAGCAACGGCATCCGTGCTTACTGGCAAGGCGAAGCCACCCCAGCGGTGAATACCAAACCGGTGTTGGGCCTGTCCACCTTGCGCCTCAAAAAGCTGATGGCCCTTGTGCCTGTGACGGATGAGCTGTTGGACGACACCAATGCGTTGTCCACCTACTTGCCCGACAAGATTGCCACTTCCATCCGCTGGAAGACCAATGAGTCCATACTCTTTGGCTCGGGCACAGGCGTTCCTGTGGGCTGTATGAGCAATGCAACCACGGTGACGGTGGCCAAGGAAACAGGTCAGGCGACACAAACGCTGTTGGCTCAGAACTTGGCCAAGATGATTTCTCGCCTGCCCCCAGCGTCATTTGCGAAGGCGGTCTGGATCGTCAACAACGATGTGTTGCCAGCGCTGTTCACACTCACCTTGGGCAATTACCCGATCTACCTGCCCATGGGCTTGAACGTCGGTGGTATCCAAGTCTCTCCCTACGGCACCTTGCTGGGTCGTCCGGTGTTTGTCTCGCAACACGCGAACAGTTTCTCCGGCGCAGGCGATGTGTTGTTGGCTGACTTGTCCTACTACCAGACCATCACCAAAGCGGGTGGTTTGCAAACGGCCACTTCGATGCATCTGTATTTTGATGCAGACCTTACGGCCTTCCGGACGACCTTCCGCATGGACGGTCAATCCAAGATCGCGGCACCCATTTCGCCAGCCAAGGGCAGCGCAACGATGTCGCCCTTTGTTCAATTGGGCGCACGTTGATCGTGGCCATTACCTAAAGGAAAAATTTAATGTTTCCCAATGCAAAAGGCAGCGAACTGATTTCAGTTCTGGCCACCATCGATCCCGCCAGTCAAGCGGCGGGCACTGTCACCACCGGCTGGATTTCAGCTGGCAACCACCACAACCTGCTGGCTTTGATTCAAAGCGGTGTCCTGGGCACGGGTGCCACGCTGGATGCAAAGCTTCAGCAAGCTACCGACGCCTTAGGCACTGGAGCTAAGGATGTGACTGGTAAAGCCATCACCCAGATCGTCAAGGCCACGGGTGACAGCAAGCAAGTCTTGATTAACTTGCGCCCCGAAGAGCTGGATGTGAACAACGGGTTCAGCTATGTCCGTCTCTCTGTAACTGTGGCTGTCGCAGCCAGTCTGACTTCAGCGCAGTTGCTTGGGTTTAATCCTCGATTCGCACCGGGTGACGCAAGCAACCAGGCTGCAGTGGCTCAGGTTATCTGAGTCTGAGGGGAGACCAAGGGCATGCCCATGCAATTGATCACCCCTCCCGTAGGGGAGCCAGTTTCTCTTGAAGAGGCCAAGCTCCACTTGCGGGTGGATTTCGATGATGACGATGGGTTGATTCAGGCTTTGATCTCTGCTGCCAGACAAGCAGCAGAGACCATCACCAACAGGCAGTTCATCACTGCGCGTTGGAAGTTGGTCATGGATAGCTTTCCCGGTCCGAGCCTCATGGGGGTTCCAGCGGGACAGCCTTTCACATTGCCTGGGCATGCCATCCTCATTCATAAGTCACCCGTCCTGAACGTGGTGTCTATCAACTACCTCGACATGGCAGGCGTCATGCAGACCTTGCCCTCGAACAGCTACACGGTCGATACAGCCTGTGAGCCTGCCCGGCTCACACCTGTATTTGGCCAAATCTGGCCTATTCCGTTGCCACAAATCGGTGCGGTTTCGGTCACCTTTGATGTTGGCTATGGCGACGCAACAGCGGTGCCCGAAGGCATCAAGAGCTGGATCAAGTTACGAGTTGGTAGTCTTTATGCGCACCGAGAAGAAGTCGCTGCACTCTCTCGTGGCCGAATTGAATCTTTGCCATTTGTTGACGGGTTACTCGACCCATTCAAGGTCTCATTCATATGAATCCCATCAGCGCAGGCATGCTCTCGCGACGCATCAAGGTGCAACGTCCGAGCACCATCAAAGACAGCCTAGGCGCTCCTTGTCGGACTTGGCTGGATGTGGCGACAGTTTGGGCGGACATTCAACCGCTCTCAGGCAAAGAGGCTGTGATCGCCAATCGGATCTCTGCTGAATTGACGCATCAGATCACGGTTCGATACCAGCCTGTATTTGACAACCCACAGCAAGTCGCGCAGATGCGTGTGCTCTATAAGTCCCGCATCTTCAACATTCACTCAGCTTTGAATGAAGACGAAAAGCGCACGCAGATCATCCTTCTAGCTTCTGAAGGACTTGACGATGGCTAAGCAGAAAATCGTCAAAATTGAAGGCTTGGCAGAGTTGGCCAAGGCGCTTCGAGAGTTGCCTGATCGGGTGGCTAAGAATGGACTTCGCGTATCCGTCTATGCAGGAGCGAAGGTCATTCGAGATGAAGCGAGGATGCGTGCACCAAAGGCTGCCGAGTCGCTGGGCCCAAACCAACCTCCGCCTGGCACGTTGAAACGCTCGGTGATCATGAAACACATCCCTGAGCTTTCAAGCCTCACTCGGCAAACCTTCTTCGTGACTGTGCGTCACGGCAAGAAGTACCGCAAGCAAGGCAAAAAAGGGAATCTGTCCCAAGACGCTTGGTACTGGCGCTTCATTGAGTTTGGCACTCGCAAGATGCAAGCTCGACCATTTCTCAGACCCGCACTCGAAGCAAAGCGGCGTGAAGCTGTTCAAGCGATGAAGGACCGACTCAGCGATCGCATCGAACTAGAAGCGAAAGCGTTCAACAAGAAATAGCCATGCAGGACTTCTACGACGCCATCAAAACTTTGGCGGCTGGGGAGGTTTATGCGCTTGTTGCCGCACAAGACGCTCAGTACCCAGCCATTGTTTACACGCCCATCGTTCAAGAGCACATCTTTGGCCTCGATGGGCCGCACGGCTTGCAACGCATACGCATGCAAGTCGATACCTACGCCAGAACGTATCAAGAGGCATTGAGTCTGCACGACGAGATTCTTGACACGTTGTTGGTCGATAAAAGCACCGTCGTCGATGTACGCATGGGGCTATCAGATTTTGAAGAACAGGCCCGGCTGTACCGGGTGAGCGTGGACTACACCTATTTCCGACAGGTCAGTCCACCCTAAACGTGGAGCTACACATGAGCAGCACAGCAATTACCGCACAGGGAATTACGATTTCTCGATTTGGAACAACCGCCTTTGAAGTGATCCCCAACGTGGTGTCGTTTCAAGGTCCTGGCGGTCAAGCCGCCGTGATCGACGTCACCAACCTGGCCTCAGCGTCTAAAGAAAAGCGCGTGGGCTTGCGTGATGAAGGTCAGTTGACTTTGACCATGCACTACAACCCCGACGACACGATCCATCAAGGTCTGCGAAGTGATCGCGCCAATCGTGTGCGCCGTCAGTTCAAGTTGACGTTCACAGACACCGTGCCAGCGATTTGGACCTTCTACGGCTATGTCACCACCTTTAGCGTGCAAGGTGGTGTGGATGCTGTGGTGCAAGCGTCTGTGACGATTGAGATCGATGGCGAAATTACCGAAGCTTGAGAGGAAGAAACACATGTTGACGCGTGAACAAATTTTGCAATGTGACGACTTACCCAAAGAAACAGTCAAAGTCCCCGAGTGGGGTGGTGAGGTGCAGGTGCGCACCATGACGGGAACAGATCGCGATGCGTTTGAAGCCAGCTTGATTGGCAAAGAAGGCCGATTGGAAAACGTCCGCGCTCGCTTGGTCTCCTTGGCCGTGTGCGATGAATCGGGCAACCGCCTGTTTGGTGACGCAGACGTTGCTGCCTTGGGTGCCAAAAGCGCCAAGGCACTTGACCGGGTGTTTGCTGTGGCTCAGCGACTGAACGGCATCGGTGCTGAACAGGTCGAACAAGCAAAAAACGCCTAAAAACCCATCCGACCCGACGCTTTGCATTTCGCTTGGCACTGGCACTTGGGATGCCTGTGCGCGAGATGCTGGCTCGGATGGGCTCTGATGAGTTTTCAGAGTGGCTGGCTTTCTACCAACTGGAGCCCTTTGGGGACTACCGCGCTGATTACAGATCAGGAGTGGTGGCATCCACTTTTGCCAATGCGCACAGGGCCAAAGATGCGAGTCCCTTTAGACCTGAAGATTTCATGCCGTTCATGGAAAAACAAGCGACAACGCAAGACGTCAGTCTCAATGTGGCGAGGTTCAAGGCCATGTTTGCTCACAAGGTGAAGAAGAACAATGGCTGATATTGGCTCCTTAGTTGTCAAACTCGCAGCTGAAACGGCAGAGTTTCGGGAAGATTTGGGCAAGAGTGCCCGACTTCTTGAAAAACATGCCGACGGCATGCGCTCTTCGCTCGAACGGGTGGCAGATGTGGCAAAGACCACCTTTGCCATTGCGATCGGGGTTGAGTCTGTTGGCGCGCTCAAGGAGCTCATTGCTCACACACTTGAATCCGTTGCTGCATTGCAAGACTTTGCCGAGCAAACGGGTGCCAGCGCAGTCGCTTTGTCTGGTTTTGCCCCTGTGGCCACCATTTCTGGTGTGGCCATGGAACAAATCAGCGTTGGTTTGACCAAACTCTCCAAGGGCCTGGCTGGTGTTGACGATGAAACCAAGGGCGCGAGCCAAGCATTGGCTTACCTTGGGATCAAAGCCAAGGACTCTGGAGGAAATCTTCGCGATCCTGCGGAGGTGATGAACGACATCGCCTTGAAGCTATCGGACTTTGAAGACGGTGCAGGCAAAACTGCGATCGCGCTTGAGTTGTTCGGCAAGTCAGGGGCAACGCTGCTGCCATTCCTCAAAGACTTGGCTGCAAATCAGGATCTCAACATCCGAATGACTCAAGCGGAGATTGAATCCGCTGAGCAAGCGTCTAAAGCGCTCGGGCGTTTGAAGGCAGAGCACAACTTTGTGGCCCAGACCATCGTGACTGCAGCAATACCCGCTATGGAAGAGTTAGTTGGGCAACTCAAAGAAGTGGTTCTTGGGACGCACAACTCGGCTGAGGCCATGGTTCGTTTGCGCGATGACGGCACTCTGAAAGAGTGGGCGCAAGATGCTGCTGTTGGATTGGCGATCGTGATTGATGCGATGCGCGGTCTGATCCAAATGGTCAAGTCTGTGATCGGAAGCTTTGAGGCCGTTTGGGCCGATATGGAGTTGCTTGGCACTTTCATTGCTGGGGGTAAGGGTCTTAATCCTTTTTCCGATGAGAACCAAGCCACGCTCAAGGCCGCACTTGAAAAGCGAAACTCGATTGTCGAAAAGGCCAACCAGAACTATGTTGACCTGTGGAAGATGCCGCTGCTCTCTGATGCGGTCAAGTCTCGATTTGATGCCATCAACAAAGGGGAATCAGATGCCGCAGTTGGTGCATCTAAACCGAAGCTGAACTACAACTCAGCGACAGGAGCACTCACCGCAGGAGCAATGGCTCAAATTGAGAGCGATATCAAAAAGCTTCAAGGTCTCACAGACGTTGAGAGCGGCATACTCAAAGACCGTCAGAAGATCATTGATCTGTATGAGAGTCAAGGCTACATCAGCTACAAGGAAGCAAGTGAGGCAAGGCTAAACGCGCAGGGAGACTTCACGCAAAAGCTGGGTGACCTGTATGGGCAAGAGGAAACTATTCTCAAGCGCGGTCTTGCAACGGTTGCCAAAACCACGCAGGACAAACTCAAGCTTCAAGACAAACTGACAGAGATCACGCTGCGTCGTGAAAAACTCGAGCGTGATGCGCAGCAGTCTAATCTGGAGCGCGAGATCAAACTGCCCGGCGAGACGCTCAAGGACATCCAAGAGCAAGTCGCCAGAGGTCAAAACCAACTGCGAGCCACCGAAGAGCAGATCAAGGTGCTCAAAGATAGTGGTGCCATCAGTGAGGTGGAGTCGCTCAAACGCCTTTCGGCTGCACGCAAGTCCAGCGCAGAGGAATTGGCTGACTTTGCCGCAAAGGCAAGGGAGTTGGTGGAGGCTGCACCAGGCAACGATAAGCTGGCTGACTCCTTCAAGCGAATTGAGGAGGCGGCAAGGCAGGCCGCTGATGGTGCGCAGCTCTTGGGTCAGCGAGCGTTTGAGCTCTCAGACCCTGGTGCAGGGTTTTCTAAAGCATTGCGGACCCTCGGCGAAGAGACCGAACAAGTGGGTAAGCAAATGGAGGCGGTTACCACCAGAGCCTTCAATGGAATGACCGATGCGTTGACCAACTTCGTGATGACAGGAAAGCTTGATTTCCGAACCCTTGCAACGTCGATCATTTCGGACCTGATACGAATTCAGATTCAACGCTCCATCACCTTGCCAATGGCGAATGCCTTGGGCGGGATGTTTGGATTTGCCAATGGTGGCGTTATGACTTCAGCTGGCCCATTGCCATTGCGCACCTATGCAGGTGGCGGGGTTGCATCGTCGCCTCAGCTGGCCGTGTTTGGTGAAGGCTCCATGAATGAGGCGTATGTCCCATTGCCTGATGGCCGCTCAATTCCCGTCACCATGCGCCAAGGTGGTTCGGGTGGAGGGGATGTTTTCAACATCTCGGTCAATGTTGCCGAGGGTGGAACAACCTCAACGGCTGGTCAAGGCCAAGACTTAGGTCGCGCTATATCCAGCGCTGTTCGCCAAGAGTTGCTCAACCAAAAGCGAGCTGGCGGCTTGCTTGATCCCCGAAGGATGGGGAGATGAGACTGAATTAAGGAACTTTTTGACCCAAGGAACTTTAGATGGCTACCTTCACATGGATTCCATCCATCGGGGCTTCACTCACCGTTAAACCAAATGTGCGACGGGTCTCCTTTGGCGATGGTTACGAGCAACGCTTGGCTTATGGCATCAACACGCAGCCTGAAGTCTGGTCGCTGGAGTTTCGGGGGAAGTCCACCAGTGACGCATCTGCCATCGACAGCTTCTTACGAGCCCGAGGTGCGGTTCAAGCATTCGACTGGACAACCCCAAGCGGCCTCACGGGCAAATTCACCTGTGACGAGTGGAGTCGCACGATTGAAGAGCCCAACATAGAAAACATTCGCGCCACCTTCAAGCAGGTGTTTGATTTGTCATGACCACACAAGCCATCACGACCGAAATTCAAAAACTTGCACCAAGTTCGGTCATTGAGTTGTTTGTACTGGACTTGAGTCTCTTTAACGAAGGTGTTGTGCGCTTTCATGCGGGCACAAATGAGTTGCGCAGGCAGGTGGTCTGGCAAGGCAATGTCTACGAGCCGTTTCCGATTCAGGCCGATGGTTTTGAGTTCAACGGCAATGGGCAAGTGCCAAGGCCAAAGCTCAAAGTGGCCAACGTCACTGGCAGTATCACTGCCTTGATCTTGTCGTATCAAGACCTGGTGGGAGCCAAGATCACTCGCAAGCGCACCTTGGTCAAGTATCTAGACGGGGTGAACTTTGCCAGCGGCGCCAACCCAACGGCGGATCCAAGTGCCGAGTTTGCGGATGACGTCTATTACATCGATCGCAAGTCTCGCGAAACGCGTGATGTGGTCGAGTTCGAATTGGCAGCATCTTTTGACCTTGAAGGCGTCTCGTTGCCGCGCAGGCAGATTGTGCAAAACGTCTGCCCTTGGGGCTATCGAAGCTCAGAGTGTGGCTACACGGGTACGGCGTATTTCAACGCCAACGATGTGTCTGTTCCCCTTAAAGCTCAAGACGCCTGTGGCAAGCGACTGAGTTCTTGCCAAAAGCGATTTGGCTCCAATGCGGAGCTTCCCTTTGGCGGGTTTCCCGCTGCTGGATTGATACGGTGATGTTTGCTGATGCTTGAAACCAATAAACAACTAGCTCTTGAGCATGCAGCGCGTGAATTTCCACGCGAGTCATGTGGCTTGCTCGTCATCCGCAAAGGCAAGGAGAGCTACGTTGCGTGTCGCAACATTGGCGTGGGGACTGATCAATTTGTGATTGACCCTGTGGACTATGCCAAAGCAGACAAGCGTGGGCAGATTATTGGGGTCGTTCACTCGCACCCCAACATGCCTGCGATACCAAGCCAAGCGGATCGTGTGGCCTGTGAGGCCAGTGGTATTCCTTGGTTCATCGTCTCCTATCCCAATGGGGTGTGGGAAGAGATCCAGCCGCAGGGGTATGTGGCTGCGCTTGTTGGCCGGGAATGGTCACACGGCGTTTTGGACTGCTACTCGCTGATCCGAGATTGGTATGCCCAAGAGAAGAATCTCGACTTGCCCGATTACCAACGCTTTGATGAGTGGTGGAAGCGTGGTGAAAACCTCTACCTCGACAACTTTGCACATGCGGGTTTCGGTGTTGCCAGTTCAGATGGTTTAAGCGAAGGCGATGTCTTGCTGATGCAGGTGAACTCGGATGTTCCGAATCATGCGGCCATTTACTTAGGCGACGGACTCATCTTGCATCACCTGCAAGGCCGGTTATCGAGCCGCGATGTTTATGGCGGTTATTGGCAAAAGATCACAACACACATTCTTAGACATCATTCACAACGGTAATGGCAACCATCATTCTTCTCGGCGAACTAGGGCGACAGTTCGGTCGCCGACACAAGATGGTGGTGGCTAGTGCTGCTGAGGCCGTGCGTGCATTGAGTGCCAACTTCCCAACCTTTGAGCGTGTGTTGGTGAGCTCTGGAGAGCGCGGTGTTGGCTACAAAGTCCTGGTTGGTCGAGATGAACTCAATCTTGAGCGTTTGCATGAACCTAGTGGTCAGCAACGCATCACGATTGCGCCCGTCATCTCGGGTGCTGGTGGTAATGGACTCGGGCAAATCATCCTTGGCGCTGCATTGATTGCCGTTGCTTGGTGGAACCCCATGGGATGGGCTGCGGCAGGAAGTTTCTTGTCGCAAGCCACGCTGTATTCGGTGGGCACATCCATGATTCTTGGCGGTGTGGCTCAGATGATCGCTCCAACGCCTAAATCCTCAGACCCTTCAGAGCGGACAGAGAACAAGCCCAGCTATGCATTTAATGGTGCAGTCAATACGACTGCGCAAGGTCAGCCTGTCCCAGTGGGCTACGGACGCTTGATTGTGGGATCCGCTGTCATCAGCGCAGGGATTGATGTGG